ATGATTGGGGACAACCCGTAAATTAATAACTACAATATTTATATAAAAATGATATAATGGATACAAATACACTTATAAAAGCACTTAAAGTTGCCGTACGACAGGTTGTAAAAGAAGAATTAACAGAAATTCTTCGCGAAGGATTACAATCAACACTTGCAGAAATGAAACAACCTGTTAATAAAACAAAAATAATATCTCAAAAACCACAGCAACCTCCAGCAAAAAAGAAACCTTTATTTGAAGATAATAAATGGGCGAACATATTAAATGATACAGATGCATTAGTTGAAAATCAACCGTTAGTTATGAATAGCTATAAAGATGCAATGACTGAAAGCATGCAAGAAATTAAAATGACTTCGCGAGATGCACAAGGCTTTGGTATGTCTAGACAAAATATGCAACAAGCAATGGGCTCAGCTACAAATACTCCACTAACAATGGAAGATCCTGAAGACGGTAGATCATACGAAGTTGCCCCAGAAGTTCAACAAGCCCTTACAAGAGATTACTCAGCATTAATGAAAGCAATTGATGCTAAGAAAGGAAGATAATGGCATATCAAATAATAAATATCAATGAAATAAATGATCAGGACGGTAATATACCAATTGGTATACAATTACCATTTAATGGACAATCCGGATTATTTACATCGACATTTACTTCGATTGACCAAGCTATTAGCAATTTGAAAAATTTGTTATTAACTAATAAAGGTGAACGAGTTATGCAACCTGCGTTTGGAACTGATTTATCTAGAATATTATTTGAACCAAATACATCAGAACTTAAAGCAATGGTAGATACTGCAATTACCGAACCGGTAAATTATTGGCTGCCATATATTAATATAACAGAAATTGAAACTACTACTGCTGACGATGATCCTACATTGGATTATAATATAATAGTAAAAATTTCATTTCAAATAGTTAATTCAACAACAGATGATGCATTGAATACAATTACTATTATTGTAAACGATAATCAATTAACGGTACGATAATATGGAAACTAAAAAAGATATATCATATTTAGGAAAAGACTTTGGTCAGTTTAGGAAAGGACTAATTGATTTTACTAAACAATATTTTCCAGATACATATGTAGACTTCAATGAATCATCGCCAGGAATGGTATTCTTAGAATTAGCTGCGTATGTAGGCGATGTGTTATCATACTATGCAGATTCAAACTTAAAAGAGTCTATGTTAGAACAAGCATCGGAACGAGCTAATATATTTGATATTGCAAAATCATTGGGATATAATCCTAATAATGTTGTTCCGGCATATGTAACATTGGATGTGTTTCATATTATACCATCGATTGGAGCAGGAGCTGCTGTAGCACCGGATTTTAATTATGCATTATCAATTAAACCTGGTATGCGCGTTAAACAAAATAATGGTGCTGCAATATTTAGAACATTGGATAGCATAGATTTTGCATATTCATCGTCGACTAGTCCTACCGAAATAACCATATATGAAAGTAATGCTACAACAAAATTACCAACATATTATTTGCTTAAAAAACAAGTGCGTGCAGTGTCAGGAGACGTTAAAACAGCAACATACAGTTTTACAACACCATTAGCATATGATAAAATAGTATTACCTGATACAAATATTTCGGAAATTATTTCAGTTGTTGAATCTGATGGAGATAATTGGTATCAAGTACCATACTTGGCTCAAGATACTATTTTTGAAGATGTTCCAAATTTGGCAGAAAACGACCCAGATCTGGCACAATATCGATCATCATCTCCTAGTTTATTAAAATTAAAGAAAACTGCAAAACGTTATATAACACGTTTACGTAGCGATAACAAATTAGAATTACAATTTGGAGCAGGCATTTCGGATAATAATGATGAAGAAATAGTTCCAAATCCAGATAATGTAGGAAATGGATTAGCAGGATTTCGTCGTAATGTTGATGTTGATATTGATCCATCAAATTTTTTATATACTAGAACATATGGACAAGCACCATCTAATACTACATTAACAATAACATATACTATAGGAAATGGAATTGTAGATAATGTCCCTGCAAATGTATTAACACTAGTTAATTTTGTTGAATATAATGATGATATCAATACATCAAACAGTGGCAATCTAGTTAATTTTGTTAAATCAACAATTGCTGTTAATAATAGTGGGCCTGCTTCTGGAGCTAAAACTTCTGATACTTTGCAAGACATTAAAAATAATGCGTTAGCTAATTTTGCAACTCAGAATCGTTTAGTAACAAGAGAAGATTATATAATTCGCGCATATTCAATGCCAGCAAAATTTGGTAGTGTTGCAAAAGCATATATTGTACCAGATGATCAAATAACACAAACAAATTATCAACAATCTAGAATTGCTAATCCATTAGCAATGAACATGTATGTTTTAGGATTTAATGATTCAAAACAATTATTTGAATTAAATCAAGCAGTAAAAGAAAATTTAAAAACATATCTTAACTATTATCGTATTTTAACAGATGCTGTTAATATTAAAGATGCATTTATTATTAATTTAGGTATTGATTTCGAAATTTCGGTTTTGCCAAATTATAATAGCAATGAAGTTTTATTGAAATGCATTAATGCATTAAAATCAATGTTTAATGTTGATCGATGGCAAATTAATCAACCAATCATAAAATCAGATATAACTACTACGTTAGCTAATATAAAAGGAGTTCAGACAGTAGTCGGAGCAACAATTTCAAATCTATATGATATTACATTTGGATATTCTGGCAATGTTTATGATATAAATTCTGCTACTAAAAATGGAGTAATATATCCTTCATTAGATCCTAGTATATTTGAAGTAAAATTTCCAAATCGAGACATTAAAGGTCGCGTAGTAAATCAGTAAAGGAATATAAATGTTTAGAATATTTTATGCAGCAAAAGACGCAACGTTATATGAATCAATACCAGCATATAATACTGGTCTAGACGAAATTTTAGAAGTTGGTAAACGATTGGGCACTGATGGTGCTACTTTGTTAAAGTCTAGAAGTGCCATTAAATTTGATATGACTGAAATTTCTGCATCATTATCTACATATGGAAAGGCAGTTACTGATTGTAAATTTGTATTGCAATTATTTACATCTGATGCAAAAAATCTTCCTGCAGAATATTCGGTTCATGCAAAATTAGCTGGCCAGGATTGGACTAATGGCACTGGATATCAATCTGCGTTAACAACAAATGGTGTAACATGGAACGGTCCTTATAGTGGCTCTTCTTGGATTTCATCAAGTCAAAACATAAAAATTGGAACTAGCACATTGTATGTATCAGGAAGTGGTACTGGTGGCTCTTGGTTGTTTCAATCTAGTTCGGTTGGATCTACTGCAGGACTAATATCATCTGAATCATTTTCTTATCGTACCACTGATATTAATATGGATGTTACAAATGCATTAAAAGTATGGTTAAGCGGAAGTGGTGGTGCCTCAATAACCAATAATGGATTCTTAATTCAATTTTCTGATACTGATGAATTAAATGATACAGTAACTGGATTTGTTAGATATTTTAGTCGAGAAACACATACCATATATGTTCCTAAATTAACAATGTATTTTGATAATAGTGCATTTGTTACTGGATCATTGACAGCATCTAATTTAGAATCATATATAGTTTATACTAAAATTAAACCGCAGTATAAAGATACTGAGATTGCTAAAATTAGAATATATGCACGAGATAAATTTCCTCAAAAATCACCAACAAATTTATTTCCTATAGAAACAATTAAATACTTGCCGTCAACTACTACGTATGCGGTATTTGATGCTCAAACGGATGAAGCTATAATTCCATATGATGATATTTATAATAAAGTAAGTTGTGATAGTACCAGTAATTATATCTATCTAGACATGAATGGATTTATGCCAGAACGTTATTATCGATTAGAGCTAAAAATCAAAGAAGGATACACTGAACAGTATATCAATGACAAAATTAATTTTAAAGTAGTTAGATAATGGCAAAAGATGCAATTGTAACTGATATTAAACCAATGGATCAACAGATATTCATATATGAATCTCCGGAGGTACAAGCTCGTTATAATTCTTTAGGTATGACATATATGTCAGACAATCAATCAATTATACCTAGAGA